CCTGCAGACCCTGTGGTCCAAAAACACGCTTAAGGTGGTCAGAAGCTGCATATGCATAACACGACAAATTTCGGGTATGTGATGTCGTGACCGTCGAATGTTTCGCGGATCCGAAGCCTTGCCATAGCTTTCGTTCTTCTGGAATGCCTTCACCTTCTTCTTTTCGGGAGCAGCGTGCTTATCGTCCTCTTCACGGCGTCTACGTTGATTCGGCAGACTCTGATGTTCATCCACTTGGCTTAAATGCACGGGGTGAAGATGATGCATTTGTCGTCGCTCATCAAAGACAAAATCCTCATACTTGTTTGGATTTCCTCGAGTGACAGAGGCGACAATGCGAACAAATTCATTGGCCAAGGTTGCGAACGCTGGCGGTGGAACAACGGTGTTTGCCACATCAAGGACACGTCCCTTGACACAAGCGACGTCATTCATGTGTGAACGAACCGGTGCCACTGCAACATCAGCGTCGGCAACCAGCGGAACTCCAACCAGCTTAGCTGTGGGCTTAACCCTGTTAAGACGATCATACCGCATGACAGCACCTACAGGTACGCACTGATAATTGATCCGCAACTTAAAAAGATTGTTGCGTCCACCGACCAATTCGCGTACACAATCGTGCAACAACGTTTTCTTGGAAGCACTCATGCGAGCTTCGCCAAATCCATCATCAACAATACACGATGTATCGCCTAATACATAATTCTTGGCGATTTTGGCTTGCACGCATAATGCTTAAAATAATTCTTCAGGTACCTCAATTCGTTCTGGCGTGGACGAGTCGCGAGGCCGTATATGAACACTCTCGATCGGCGTCGGAGGCCGTTCTGGGTTGCGATCATATGGCGCGAAACGCCCAACGAGATATTGCCCCACCTCCTGGACGTTATTAACGCGTTGCAGTGGATCAACGGTGCCGTAAGCATACGACATGCCAGTTATCCAAACGACAGCGCGATGGAGCCAGTAGGGTAAGCAACTGCGGACTTTGGGGACCAGTGAGACGAGAAATCTGTTGGCAGTGTCTGGTTGAGCAATCTTCTCAACCTTCATTATGGTAAATCCAATTGGAATTCCCCAGAACTTGCGATCAACTCGCACCAAGTCAGGGGAATAATCCCATAATGATGAAACATATTTTGCACCACCAGCAACGGTTTCTTCATAAGTAGACGGTCCCGTGTACCTGTACGTTGTTCCTTTGTAAGTGCCGGATATTCGATCCGGGATTGCGGTATAAATCATGATGGGGTTATTGGCGAAGCGGCTAAAATCATCGAGGTAATAATCAACATCGACCATGGTTACGACATGGTTGGGACGAATAGCATCATAACGATACTTG